GTGTTTGTAGCGTTGGTAGCTGTCGTAACAACCCCCGAAGCACTTGTGTTTTCAGCAAGAATGGATAGATTACGGGGTAAACTCATGATTCAATCCATTGGCAAGTTTGTTCGTCTAGAACATAGTTATCGCCGGGCTTGGGCGGTATGAAGGCATCCCTTTGTGGATCGTAGGTGTCGCCAATGCCTGCGTAATTTTTACGAAACGGTGTACCGCCTAATCTATGCTCACCGGCAAACGTGTTGTAGCTAGTTTTTTTCCAGACTTTTCCTGTTGTTTCTGCGTAGATAGTCTCTCCGTCATACGGTTCATCCACGCCCACAATTACTTGGACAACAACGTTGTTTTCATTAAGTTGTGCAAAATGTGCCATGATTAGAATTGAATTGTTCCTGTACCAGAGGTAAATTTATAGACTTTGTATCCAGAGCGAGATGCAGTATCAGAAGCAGGAACATTAGAGCCTGTAGTTGTTACGCCATTAACAATTAAGCCTGCTGAAAATGATGCAATGTCTGCAAATGTATTTGGATAAGCAATAACAACTATTCCCGAACCACCATTACCACCTGTTACGGTAGTAGCTGTTTGGGCAGAACCACCACCACCGCCGCCAGTATTTGCAGTGGCATTTCCACCATTTACGTTAGCGCCTACCGCTCCAGTACCACCGCCGCCTGTGCCGCCAGCCCCTACTGTGCCTGATCTAATGCCGCCGCCACCACCGCCAGCATAAGGGGTACTTGTGCCAGTAATGGATGAGGATGACCCTGCGCCGCCAGCACCCGCCACCGTCCCTGAAGAAGTAGCGCCTACTGCACTAGCACCGCCGCCACCGCCGCCACCGTTAGTACCGCCAGTGCCACCAGTGTTTCCTTGGCTTGGGCTTGTGCTTGGTGTATTACCTGCACCACCAGCAAATCCGTTACCGCCACCGCCGCCAGAACCACCAGCAATGCCAAGACCCGTTGCTGTAGTGCCTCCACCACCGCCGCCTCCGCCAGTTGATGTTATGGTATCAAATACACTATCCGACCCAGTTGAACCTCTATTTGATGTTCCTGTGGCTCCAGCCCCAACTGTAACTGTGTATGTTGTCGCAATATTCAAAGAATAACTACTTGAAGTTCGATAACCACCAGCACCACCGCCGCCTTGACCAGCAAAATTTGTTGCGCCACCACCGCCACCGCCACCAGCAACCACTAAATATTCAACAGAAAATTTGGGCCATGCAGACGCTTGTAATCCTTGCATAATTTCATTAGAACGCCAAATACCAATAGCCACAGAACCACTATTGATAGCCGCCGTAGCAGCCATAATAGAACCTTTGTACCTAGTAGACATTAAGTAATCGCCTCGTAAGATGCGGTTAATTCAATAGCGGATGCTGTACCAACAGTGACCACAATAGATTGCGCCTCGCCAAGATAAAACGCGGTGCTTTTGTCCGCGACAACGATAGAAGCATTTACCGGCACGGGTACTTGATACACCAGACGATAGTTTGTTCCAGCACCAGCCGCTGCACTATTGATTGCCACGGTTACCGTAGCCACAGATGCAGTGACGTTAGACGCAACAATGTTGTCAATTTTATTTACTGTACCTGCTGCCGGTGTGAGTGCAGTCCAAGTTGTAGCTGAAGTTGTGCTTGGAATTAAGTATGACGTATTACCATAAATGGAAGATACGTTAACAATATTTGGGTTTGCCATGTTTGTTCCTCAATAGCCAAAAATCATCGCCATTGCGATACTCTTGCCAGTTGTTACGCCAGTCACCGAAGTGGTGATAACCAATGCTTCCACAATATCGCCCACTGCGCAAGCAATACCAAGCGTAAATCCTGTGCCACTGGTAGCAGTGTAATCCGAGGTAGCCAGCAAAACACCATTTACATAAACTTGGAGATATCCTACTGCGTAGGTAACTGTGAACGCTGTCTGTCCAGCCGTAGCTGTAAATGATGTCCGGGTGTATGCGCTACTACTACCACTAGGAGCGGAAGAAGTCCAAGCTGACCCATTGGAGGTTAAGACATTACCGCTTGTTCCGGGGGAGCTAAGTCCTGTACCACCGCTTGTGGCTGGCAGGATAGAGCTATTAGTTGCTGTTAGTACCGTGCCGTTGGCGTAGATAGAACGCCCTGCTGGATAGGTAACAAATACGTCTTTGGTTCCAGCCGACAGGGTAACCGCAGTTCCGCCATTACTGGATGCAAGGATCGTATCGCGGGATAGGGTTGTGCCAGATGCGGTGTATGTGCCAATGCCTACTTCCCACTCAGAGCCAGTTTGGCCTGCAATGGTGTAATACGTTGTATTGGTGTTGCCTACCGCTGCAAAAGACTGATACCCAGTAGATGCGCCTAATAGCGTTACTGTTCCAGTACCCGTTGTGGTAGTCGTTTCCTTAACGCGATCTGCTAGTACAAGCGCCATTTTTCATCCTATGTTTCTACCAACACCCAGTTTGCACTTTCTGAGTTATCAATTAAGGCCCAGCCTGCTGTTTGCGTGTTTGAAATATTCTGCCAGTCTGCATTTTGGCTATCGTCAATCAAATTCCAGTTAATTGCAACAATAATTCCAGTATCGCCGTTTGCTTGCACCCCCGTCAGGAACTTTACAAAGTCTTTATCAACGTCCCCAATAGTACCTGAAGCCTGCATCCCAGTCAAAGCGAAAGAAATGCCTTTAACTACACTGCCTACCGCTCCCACAGCCCCAACGCCGGTCAAGGCTACCGTGGCGTTTACCCCAACAGTTCCAACACTACCAACTGCTTGGTCGCCTGTAATTGCTTTTGTTTGGCTGTAAGCAACCGTACCTACCGCGCCTGAAGCTGCAACCCCGGTAAGGGCAACTGCTATTTCGGCATTAGCTACCGTGCCAACAGCGCCTGTAGCTGATACGCCAGTTAGCGCAAATGTCGAAGTCGTAACTATTCCTGCCGAACCCTGCGCCTGAACGCCAGATAGCGCAACGGAACTGCTCGGAATTACTGTACCAACAGAGCCGTTAGCTTCTACCCCCGTCAGGGTGACGGAAACCGATGCCGCCCCGCTAAGACTAGAGAAGGGGACTTCTGAAAACGCTGATATACCAAACATGGCTTACGGCATACGCCGCCTCTGTTTAGGTTGTCGCTAAGCGAATCAGCGCAGTGGTCGTGGTGTTAGAAGGCAACGTCAACGTCAAAGTTCCAGCTGTGATGGTTTGCGAGCCAAACGTGTGAACGCTAATAGCTTTATTACTCTGGGTAGAGTTATAAATCAAAACTGCATCAAATGCTGTACTCAACGTGACTGTTGTATATGTAATGGTTCCAGATGATACAGGTGTCCAATACCCTACACCTGCCGTAGCAGTTGTATTAGATGAAGTTGGAGTTGTCGTGTTGGTTACTGTCACACCGCCAGCCGTGTAGCCAGTGCCTGTTACCTCTCCTGTAGATGTGTACGCCGTAGTACCTGCATTCATAGTAGCCGAAGCCAAGTACAAAGCAGCCTTTACTGTGTCGGTAGTAGGTGCTGTCAAGCTGCCGCGAGAAACAATAGTAGAAGTGCCAAGCTGGTGCTGACCCAACATCAGTTCACCAAGGAACGAGGTAGCCATGCTCTGTGTGTTTGCCATAATATTTCCTTAAAAAGATGCTGCCACGCCACCAGCAAAAGTAGGCATTTTCTTGAGCGTTACATGTGCTGATCGGTGAACCAACTCGCCATCCAGCCAGTATTCCACCCACGTTGTAAACTCATTTTCATCATCAACCGTGCCTTCCCGCTTCTCAAGCTGGGAATCATCCATATCGCCTTTGGTAGTAGTAACTATCAATTTGAACTCCTGATAAGCGCAGTGGTTGATGTATTGGCGGGCATGGTGATTGTAAACGTGGTGGTCGATGTTTTGTCAGACCCAAAATCCAAAACCGCAATTGATTTGTTGCCCTGCGTGACGTTATAGATCAAAGCACAACGAGCGGTCAAAGCAGCAGACCAACCTACATTGTCCCAGTTCACATAAGCTACAGAGCCAGAAGAACTAATGGACACACCGGTCATATCCGTACCGCCAGCCGTGTAGCCCGTAGCAACCACCTCATCGGTAGAGCTGTAAGCTGTAGTGGTTTCATTCAAATTTGCATTACCTGTATACAGCGCAATATAAATTGTGTCCGTAGACAAATTGTGGACAGCCTCATACAGTTCTTTTTTGAAGCTGGTAGTCTGAGTTTGGATAATGGACATTAGCTGACCTCAACCCTAAGTTGTCCACTACGGTAAGCGTCCTGGCGCTCCATGCCATCACCCAGGCGCTTAGCAAGAGCTAATGCTTCAACATATTTTTGCCTGTAAAGTGCGACCAAATCTGGTTCACCTTTCATAAAGGTATAAGCCTCTACCAAGCATCCATACAATAAAACAGTATCAAAGTTATCCCCAAGCCAAGTTTGGCCACTAGATGCCGTGGTGATTGACTCAGGATAGTAATAATAATGAAGCTCTACAGAATAAGTAGAGTCTGGTGTTGGGCCAAGAATAAAGCTTAATTCATTGGTTACTGTAGAGCTACTAACTGTTGGGCCAAACAGCGCGTAGTACTTAGGCGTTCCAGTAGAAGTTGGATTTGGGTACGCCTCACGCATGAAGTTGACGTCTTTGTTCAGCAAGAATATAAAGTCCCCACCACCGTATGGATAAGCTGCTAGTGAATACGGGGCTAGAAAATCGTCTGGGCAGGACAAGTATTTGTTGTTTGCCGTAATTGCCCCCGTTACGTTCTTGCGAAGCGAGGGGAACTGCACCGAGTTATAGATGCGTTGTTCAGCCTGTTCAATAAACCGATTAATCTGAGCCGTCGAAGATACAGTAGACAAATCCGCAAGGGTAATCGCCGGAAAATTATTTTCTGTATAGGTCTGTATTGCCGACAAAAGCTCAGAGTAATTCATGCCATTGGACCCCGTGCCATCACGCCTTTAGTAGCGCAACCAGTACCACGAATTTTGATGCCACTAGTTTTGGCAGAAGATGGACGCTTATTGCTAAATCCATTTAATGCCAT